TCAAGTCCTATGAAGAACTGAAGACTCGCTTTGAGTTGGTTCTTTCTGGTGTTACACCTTCTCGCACAGTTGAGACTCTTATGGAGAATGAACCTGTTGCGACTCCAAGGGTTGAGACTAAACCAGAGGAACCGATTGGAGTCGGAGAACGCTCGCGAGCTCGTGTTAGTCAACAATCTGTTGCAAAAGCGGATCAGTCAGAAGGTGAAGATATGATGTCTTACTTTGAGAAACTGGCAGAAGAAGCCTAGAGAGACAGTAGGTATTGGGCCCAAGTCAGTCCTTGACTTGGGCTTTTTTGGAGTGGTAGTTCAGTTGGTTAGAATACCGGCCTGTCACGCCGGGGGTCGCGGGTTCGAGTCCCGTCCGCTCCGCCATTATAGTATAGCATTGTAGTTTGTTGGTGGACTCATTGGCAAGGCCGCAGCGTGAGTGACGCTGGATGACGATGCATCAACAGGTGCGCTAGTAATATTATTGATCTGAACTGGAGCAGCCGTGCCTCCTGTTTTACTGAGTTTTTGCAAAATTTCCGCACGTTCTGCAAAAGGCAGAAACGCTTTGCCTCGCGAGACAGCGTTTATATAATCTCTATTTCCCTTACTTTTTGCAAGGTCAACGGCGACACGGTTGAGTTCCAATTCTTTTTCTTTAATTTTCTCACGGCTTTTGGTTATAGCCTCTGTCGCAAACTTGAAGTCCTTGCCAACCAACCCTTTGGCCAATCTTCTCTGGAAAAGGGTGGCCACCGCCTCGGCTCTCTCAATTTCACCTTCTAACTCCGTTTTAGCTTTCTCAAGTTCCTTGTTACGCTTGATCTCTCCACGGCGCAGCTGCATAAAGAATTCCTTGTTGGAAGTTTTTACTGGTGCTTCATCTTCCATACTACCCGCGTCTTGCGCCGGCCGGCGCAGCAACCCGCTCTGCGCGCGCAGCTGCTTTACCGTCTCCCGTTGATCTGCCTTCATTTCTTCATTTGCGCTTTTTGACTCTTCCAATTGCCGCAACCGCCTCTCTGCGATCTCAAGTTGTGTTTGTTTTTGTTTATTTTCTTCGTCACTGAAAAAACCTGAAATTGTATCATAAAGAAGTAGCAATCCTCTAATTGGCATGGTGATAGCGTCAAATACTGCCTTAGTAGCTGCTAAAACTCCACCAATTGTTCTTAAAACCTCCTGTATATCACGACCTGCTTTTTCGAGGTCTTCCATTTTTACACTGCTAACCCATCCACCAAAACTCTTCAAAGGACTGAGAATGAATTTATTAAAGACAAATTTAATTTTTTTAATTTCTTCATCATAACAACCATCAAACAAATCTCTAAAGGCACTTACAACAGTAGTGTATAAGCTTCCTAAAGGTGTAAAAATATATTTGTTAAAACCAGTTTTAATTCTTTCAATTTCATCATCATATTTACCATCAAACAAATTTCTAAAGAAAGTTACAAGTTTACCATAAAATCTTCCTAAAGGTGTAAAAATATATTTGTTAAGATCAGTTGCAATTTTTTCAATTTGTTTATCAAAACAACCATCATACAAATCTTTAAGGAAACCTGCAACACTACCGTATAATCTTCTTAAAGGTGTAAAAATATATTTGTTAAGATTACTGGCTAAACGTTTTAAACCTTCTATCGTAAGTAAAGGAAGTATTTCTTCTTTGACGAACCTTGATGTTTTATCAATTATGCTTTCGCCTTCCATAAGAAAACAGTAAAGTTTCTGAAATCCCTCCTTGAGTCCCTTCCAACCTTTAGCTTCTAAGAATCCTTGAATTGCTGGAATTGCTAATGCTATCGTACCAAAGAGAAGTGCTTTCTTAAGTGCTCCCCAAAGACTACTATCACCAGTATCTTTTATTTGATCAAGTTTCTTTTTCTGACCAGTGACATTCTCTGCTATTGTTGTCAAAAGGTCAACTTTTTTAACTTCTCTTCCTTCTTCTTGTGAATCTTTTCTATCACGTACTGCCGGACTTTCCTGCTCAGGCGCCTGATCAGCCAACTGCTTTCTTAGTGCAGTTCCCTCTCCTCTAACAGCATCAACCACTGCTTCAAAACTAGACATCGTTCTACTTCTTACTCATGTATGCTGTCATGCCCATGTAGGCACCTACTACGCCAGCCATGCCGATATAGAATAAACCAAAAAGATCAGCAAGGGCTTGGATTCTTGAATCGGGGAAAATAGGTAGAAACACAAAGCCAGTGAAGACCAGCATAGAAATAAGAGATACCCACGCCATACGACGCTGAGCATCTGCCTTTTCTTCTTGCATTTCAAGTTCTTCAAGTTTTGCTACTGCTGTTAGTTCTTCATCACTCACGATACCATCTCCATCCACATCATACTTTGCATAATCACTCGTTGGTTCCAATGTTTTTGGACTCATTTTGATTATCCTCTTTGTTGTTGCTCTTGTTTGATTCTCTGTTCTTCATCCTTTATCCATTCAACCAATAATCCCACATAAATGTCTCTTTCCCACGGCATCATATTTTCAATTTCAGTTAAACTATATTTATGGTGTTGCATCAGTCCAAAATTAGTTTTAAAATAATTCACTAGGCTATTATGAGAAAGAGTTAATTTAAAAAATCTCCCAGCCCTTCTAGAGCAACTTGAGAAACTACTCCAGTCTTAGGATTCTCTACATCTAATACGTGTCTCAATCTAGGCATGGTGGAAAAGAAGTTTTGTAACTTCTCAAACATCTCTTGTGTGAGGCTATCTATGAACTCATTAAGTTCTTTCTTTGAGATGTCAACAATATTATAAGTATCCTCTCCAAAATTAATGGCTTGGACACAGGACTTGATTATGAAAAATACTCTTTCTGTTTCACTTTCAATCTTTGTTGATTTTAGAGTTGTATCAATTGTTGGATATGTGAAGTCAATGGCCAGCGTGTCAGTTAGTTTGACATGACTTGAGTGTTCATCATCCATCAAAATCTGAATGTCTTCTATGTCAATGGATTTCTCAACATAGGTTTCTCCATCATCTGGACACAATAGTCTAACATCAATGGTTTCTGAAACAGACTTCGATCTAATCTTGATGAATGCATACTCAATATCAAACATTGGGTCACTTTTTTTACCAAGATCACCAAATGTGCAAGAGTGCACTAAATCTAAAACCGCATTGTGTGTTGCAGTCTCTGTCTGTTCTTCCATCGCCAGAAGAAGAAGTTTTTCTTCTCTTACAAGAAATGGTCTGAACTCTATCTCATTTCCTGTGGATGGTACTGTCATCATATATTTTGGCACTTCAAGTTTTGGTAAGGCCATAGTATTTTCTCCTATCAATTCAATTGTTATAATTTATGTAATCAATGAGTCCTAGAATTCTAAACCACCAGTAAGATTTCTAGATGACTGTGAAATATCTGAATCGGCTCGGGGTTCATTAAATGGCGCATCTGACCCATACCTAGATATGTCTGTGGTGTATCTGAACCCAAAATCTATGTTGATTGTTCCAAATGCAGTTGAGGCGGCCGCATCAAAGTCAACCTGTCCAATGGTTATTGGATATGCTTCCCAACACTTAAGACCATATCCTGGCACATCTGTTCCAGTGTTATTTACATCACCATTAGGGATGTTTCCATCTTGATTGCTTACACCATTAGGCCCTTTATTAGTCATACTGTAGATTTCTATTGAACCCTTATACTCATCATAGTAGTTCAGGTTCCAAGTATGCTCATCATACGCTGCTCTCTGCCATGCATCAAATGTTTGTTTCAGTTTAAATTCTTCGTCAAGCAAGAAAGTAATTCCCACACTATTAGCAAAAGTTATACCTGAAACAATATTTCTATTTGGACCATATATGTTAGTATCTTCCACTGTTGAGAAATTAGTGCCCGGCATAAAAACAGTTTGTGCTCTGACCAAAAGGTCTGGTGCATCCATTACTGCACGGAAAGGTCTATTTGCCGGCCCAGGAGGAAAATTTAGACGAACCACAAATTGATTGGTTTTGACAATACCGCCTTTACCGATTGAGTTTCGCAACTCAACAATAGTATTTCTCTTGCCAGGTGTAACGTCAAAGGTTCTTCTTAAATTTTGATTAGCCATTAGACCATGCTCCTAGAGTCTGCCCATACTTCAGATGCAGAAACACTTTTCTTTGCATTCTTAAAGTTGTGCACGGGTAGTAGTGCTGCAACAACAAATTCGTCTGGTTGAATAATACGAAATTCTGATTTTACAAAACCGTTTAGGTATTTTTTAATAGTAGGTTTCAAAAGACTAATCCTTTTTAATCCCTGATAGTTTACATCATTAGGAAAGTTAACTACCTTATCTAATAATCTCATTCTCAATGGCACAGGTAAGTAATGAAAGTTGATACCTAAAAATCCACCACTAGTTCCCCCTATTGGCATCACCAGTGGAAAGGTATCATAATAGGGTAGAGTCAATCTATTTTTAGGTCCATAGACAAACATATTCAATTGGCCAAAAGATGGTGATTTACTTCTTCTACCATCTCTAAGCAAATCCATACGTCCAGGCGTACCAAACTCTTTTATCTTATCTTTATACCATTGTGTTGAGTATTCTTGGCCCTCTGCCGCATCTAATACCTGACGAATATAATCTGATTGTGCCATAAGACTATTTATAACGAATACCTAAATCATCCTCTGTTAATATCTTGAACTCCATTCCTTTGTCTTCACACCAAGGCACAGCCGCCTTCCACTTTGCTTCATTGACACCCCAAGTCTTGACCTCATTGAACCATCTCTGTGTTTTTCTTTTGGGCGTGGTAGTCGGTGGTTTACATTGCTTCTTCGGCTTGACTTCTATAATCATCTTTTTGACTTTTCCGTCTGCTTGATGAACCTTGATGTAGAAGTCAGGAAAATAACGATGCACTCTATTATCCCAGGGTGATATATAGGGTATGATAATTTCTTCACTACCCCATTCAAGGATAGAGGCACTTCTGTCACAATACTTCATAAACTTCAGTTCCCACAAGGAACGGTATACAATGTTGTTGTGATTACCTCTATATTTCTTGGGATTTCGTGGTGTGTATCGTCCTTTGTATGACATAGTGTATAAATATATGTAGTAAACTTATTTAGGAAGTAAAAATGGCGGATGAAGCTAAAACATACACAGTTTATAAACCAACTGAAGGTAGTGAGCGAACACAAGGCAATGCTGCAGCAAAAGCACGGGAATCTGCACGAAACTCTTCTCAGTCGAGCGGGTCTATAGAAGACGCTGCGTTGGGATCTCCAACTCAAGAACAGCCAACTCCTTCAAGATTGACTAAAAAAATCTTACAGTTTCCACAGAATGTACCGAATGGCAGAGCCGTTCCTAGCCACTACATCATTTTTGACAGAATAAAACTTTCGCCAGGAAAAGGAAGTGAGGGTAATAAAAGCATAACTTTAAAAGGTAAAACGAAAAGTTCTGTTGCACAAATAGCTCTTTATATGCCAGCCTCGGTTGATGTTGCATATAAATCTGACTATGTACCAGATTCGGTTGGTATAGGTACAGAATTAGGTTCAAATATTGCTGATGCAATCAAGGACAAAGGTTTTATTGGAGCAGCCAAGGAGTTAACATCCACCAGCGGAAACCAGCCGACATCACGCGGCGGCACAGTTGATGATTTTCTTAAGGACTTGGCGACTCGGGGTATATTGAAGTTGGCCAGTGTTCTTCCTGGCGGCGCAAGTGCTGATAAAGTCGCTGAGTTGAAAACCAATAAGGTGATAACTGATAAAATGGAGCTCTTCTTCAAAGGTATAGGCAGAAGATCATTTCAATATCAGTTTACTTTTATACCAACTAGTGAAGCAGAGAGCAAAGTGGTTAATCGGATCATTAACGAATTTAAGTCAGCAATGTTACCTGAGTATTCAGGATTTAGCCTGCGGAACACCGTAATCGGAAATTTAGAAGTAGTTGATGACATAACTAGTGCGATAAGTGATAGAACGCTGACTGTACCAGATTTGTTTGATATTAAATACATGTATCTTGATGAAAACTATTCACCAAAACGAAATAAATATTTAAATAGAATAACAAGTTGTTATCTTACAGATATGTCAGTAAAATATGGTTCCGATAGGTATACTGCGTATAGGCCAGACGATATTGGTGCGCCACCACAAAATACGAGTGTGACTCTCAACTTCCAAGAAGTTGAAATTGTAACAAGAGAACGTGCAGAAAAAGGGTTTTAAAAATGTATTTCACATCATTCCCAAAGGTACAATACACTAATGTCCTTGGTGGACAAAAACAAACCGTTACGGATATTCTTAAAAGAATAGCCGCCAGACAAGCAGTCAAAAATAACGCAACCTTTTTCACCAAATATAGAGTGAGAGGAAACGAGTCACCAGAAAATCTTGCGTTTGATCTCTATAACGATGCAGAGCTTCACTGGGTTATTCTACTAACCAATGACATTTATGATAGATATCATCAGTGGCCCATGAATAACAATCAGTTTCTTACATTTGTGAATGATAAGTATACGGACGTTAATGCTGTGCACCATTATGAAATAACTCAAACCTCTGGAGACACTACAATCAAGATTGACATTGGGCAGGACAATACGGATCATCCAACCGCAACGTCTGTGACTAATTATGAATATGAAGACAATAGACAAGATGAGTTGAGGCAGATAAAACTCTTGAGAGGAAATTTTGTTGGTCAATTTGTTTCCGAGTATATTTCCCTACACAAAACTGGATTGCGTAATACATGACTACTGCTCTTAATGACCTAAAAAGAGCTGGTGATTTTACCGTAGATACTTGTAAACTTACGCTCTCAAGTGGTGTAGAATTAGACATTTCTGGTGTTTTACTAGAGGTGCAACTCTATGAAGATATTGATACTCCATCTGTAACAGGAACAGTCTCTTTTGTCAATACAGATGGATTGTCTAACAGTGGTCCTATTATCGGTCAAGAATATCTGAAACTCAAAATCAGAACACCAACATTTGAGAAAGAAAAAAACATAATTGATTTTACAGAGAACGTTCTTCACGTAACAAACGTAACCGTATCTCAACTGGGTAACAAAGGCGAACTCATATTGATGAATGTCATAACTTCTGAGGCTGTCAGAAATCAAGGTGCTGTAGTTTCTAGAAGTGTGGAAGGGACATATGATCAATTCGTTGAGACGTTGTTAAAAAGTGACCTGAAATGCACAAAAAAATTAGATATAGAGGCATCAGCAGGTCTGAGAAAATACGTTCTTCCTAACACTAATCCATTTGACCTTATTAAGATTTTTAGAAGAAAGGCTGTGTCTTTTGCCACCAACAGTCCTACATACGTGTTTTTCGAAAACTTTAGAGGATATCACTTTAAGACATTAGAAAAAATGTATGAACAAGATCCAGTGATGACTTACTTTGAATCTAGTTTTGGTGCTGATATCGGGCCCGATATCAGCGTTGAAATCGGAGAAAAAAATCAAAAATTTCCTAAAGAAAGGTTAGAGAGAGAGTTGTCAACTATTCAGGCAGCCTCTATAATCAATCGGAAAGATACATTAGTAAACATGTCATTAGGTGCCCTATCATCTGAACTCACAACTTTTGATGTTGTGACCAAGCAGTTCAACGGCGGTAATGGTCCAAAGACTCCGTTTGTATATAACTATTTTGATGACAGGAAGAATGAGAAACACATTAATGATTTTGATAAAGAGTCAACGGGAGATAACCCTATCTACTCTGAAGTAACCAGTGAAAATAAAAGAATTTCAGATTCGGTTCCTGTAGATTTTCTATCTTTTACAGCAACAAGCGATGAAAAAGATACCTTGCACCAACCTGATGATGGTTCTTTGTCTTATGAACCAATCAAAACAAATGAGTGGCTGCAACGTAGACGTTCATTTATGGTGAATCTTCATTCGGGTATAGGTTTGAATTTACGTGTCAATGGAAACACCAAAGTTGGGGCCGGTGATATCGTTATCGTGAATCTTAGAAGCCCATTAATAGATAAGGGAGAAAGAGTAGACCCTAAAGATCGGTATTTTAGAGGAAACTTTCTAGTCACAAAGATAGAACACACCTTTAAACTTGCTAATGACAAACATGAAATGCAAATGACGGTGATGAAGGACTCTATGGAAAGTCCATTGCCTAGTGGCGTCAATGAAGAGCCTAGGTCTGTCCGGCAAGGCAATCCTGAACAAACCACTAATGGGACACTTACACCAGCACAAAGACGTAAGAACAGAAGTAGTACCGTTGCAGCCGGATCTGCATCTAGAAATCAAAAAGCGATGATTGAGAAGTTTGAAAATGATCCTGAGTTTCAAGCGGCATGGAAAAGACTCAAGGCAAAACGTCCACAAGTTGAAAAGGCAGAATTTTATCGTGTGATTTATGGAGAAAGTCGTGGTGATCACACGGCGGAATTCGTGGATCCAGATACCGGCAAACGCACCACGGCGGGATTGTTTCAATTTACGATAGGCACAGCAAAAGGTCTTGGTACAACACGACAAGAAATATTAAGAATGACTCCTGCTCAACAAGTTGACTTATACAGTGATTATTTATATCTCTATAAAGGCGGTGGAGTTGGTTCTCTATCCGTGTATGGTGCCGCGCCGGGTTTTGCACACAAACCAGATGACACAGTTGTTTATGCAGTGGGTTCAAAAGAATGGAATAAAAATTCGTGGTATCGCCCTGCTGATAATGGACCCATCACCGTAAGATCTCTAAAAAATTTCTTTGTACATGGTGGAAAATATGCATCTTAAAGGAGAAAAATCATAAAAAAACCTATTAACTCAAAACACAAACTATCACTTCATAAGGAAGAAAAAATGAAAAAATCACGTAACCGACTTTTAAAAATGCAGAACTTTCAGAAACAAGAAAGGAGGATAGAGGAAATCGAACCAATTTCGAAAACTTATAAATATGAATTAGAGTTAATAGGGAGAGCACGTAATGAAAACATTTCACGAACTACGAGAGGGCCTCAACGACCCAGACATATTTAAAGCGTTCTTTCTTGCTGGCGGACCAGGCAGTGGAAAGTCTTATGTCGCTGGAAAAACTCTTGGTGGTTCCGGTCTTAAAACTGTAAACTCCGATGATGCATTTGAAGCCCTGCTTACCAAAGCAGGGTTGTCTTTGAAGATGCCGCCGGAAGAAGAATCAGAAAGAGATGTTGCTCGGGCCAGAGCAAAATCAATCACTAAAGCACGACAAGAGAATTACCTAGAAGGTCGCATTGGACTTATCATTGACGGCACAGGTAAGGACTATGAAAAACTCACAAGACAATCTGCGTCTCTTCAAGAGCTTGGTTACGATACACACATGTTATTTGTGAACACTTCTCTTGATGTTGCACTTGAAAGAAATAAGAAGAGAGCTAGAACTGTTCCTGAGCCATTAGTGGTCAAGTCTTGGAACGAAGTGCAAAACAATATCGGTAAGTTTCAAAATTTCTTCAAGGGCAATTTCATCGTTGTAGATAACAACGATGCAGAAGAAGATGTGCTGACTTCTGTTTTCAAAGGAGTTCGTAAGATGCTTGGTAAGAAGGTCAGAAACCACAGTGCGAAACAGTGGGTTGATATGGAAATGAAACGTAGGGGTATCACAAGAAAACCAAAAGGGTTTTAACCAATGACACCAGAATTCAAATATCAAATTTCTGATTCAGAACTGGCATTGACTCCATCAGCAAAAACAAAATTTGCAGAGGTGTGGAAAGATGTTAAAGATGAAAATATTGAAGCAGTGCGAGTTTATGTCACTGGTGGTGGTTGTGGTGGTATGACATATGGTATGACCTTCACTGACCGTCGCACAGAATTTGATGTGGTTAAGTCGGAGGACACTTTTGATATATACATCGACATATTTGCACTGAATTATCTTCGTGGTGCTAAGATTGACTACGAAATAAAACCATCTGGCAACACTTTCATATTCCATAATGTATTTGAGAGCACTGGTGGTAGTGGAATGTGTGGTGGTTGTGGTTCAGCCGGTGGTTGTGGGTAAACTAGAAATCTATTGACAAATCACGTCCTTTTTTGATATAATAACCATTACTGTTTATAAGTTGGCACAAAAATGAACGTAACAGAAACTGCACAAAAAAGAATAGATGATATGCTTACCTTTGATTCGGTATTTCGCATAGAGATACAAGGCGGCGGTTGCACTGGTTTCAAGTATAACTTTGACATAACAGCTGTTGAAGAAGATGACATACACATAGGAAATAAAGTGGTGGTAGACCCTTTTAGTATGACTTATTTGGAAGGCTCTACTTTGGACTTTAAAAACGATGTCTTTTCGCAATCATTTGTGGTAAACAATCCGAATGTGAAGACAACATGTGGCTGTGGTGAGAGCATAGGCTTCTAGGAGAAAACGGTGTATCGATATAGTTGCATAATCAGAAAAGTTGTTGATGGTGACACAGTTGATGTAGATATTGATTTGGGTTTTGATATTTGGAAACTAAATGAGCGTGTGCGTCTACATGGTGTCGATACGCCAGAGAGTAGAACAAGAGATCATATAGAGAAGGTCTTTGGTAAAGAAGCTTCAAGGATTGTAGAGAACTTTTTACCAGTGGGCTCAAGACAGACTCTTGAGACACTTAAAGACAAAGCAGGCAAATTTGGTAGAACTCTTGGTAAGTTTATCATATTCGACCCAAAACAAGATAGAGAAACAACTATCAATGAGTTTCTAATTGAAAACAACTACGCAGTCAATTATCATGGACAGTCAAAGGATGCCATAATCCAAGAGCATCTTGATAATTACACTGAACTAGTAAAAAGAAACCCGGAACTGATAAATGAAAATACTGTTAACCAGTATATTAATAGTCGCCGTTAGTGGCTGTTCTACAACTGCAACAATGATTTATACTGGTGCTGATACTGCTGCCAGTGTAACCACAGGAAAAGGATTTATTGATAATGTTTTGTCAGCAATAAATGACAAGGATTGTAGATTACATAGATTTTTTAAAGGTGAGGAAATTTGTAAAGAAGATGAGTAATTGGTGGATTGAGGAATATAAAAAATTCCATAGAGATATAAATGATTACGGTAATGGTGGCGCTTTGAAGTTTCACCATTTACACATAGATGATTTGATTAAAGACACAGTGGCAGAAACACTGCTTGATTTTGGTTGCGGCAAAGCAGAAATCTACACAGAAAATGATTGGCATTGGCCAATGCCGACCCTTTATGACCCTGCTATACCAGAGTATTCAGAGTTACCATCAGGCACATTTCACGGCGTGCTATCTACTGATGTGTTGGAACACGTACCCGAAGAACAACTGCCAGAGGTTATTGAACAGATATTCTCACGGGCTGAACGGTTTGTGTATCTTGGTATTGCAAACAATGAATCCACAGCAATTCTGAGTGATGGTTCAAATGCTCATGTGACAAGAAAACCCGTTGACTGGTGGGCAGAGAAAGTTAACCAACACGCCCCCAAAGAAATATATTGCCATATCAAGACGTATGGTGATTCAGATGGTTATGTGATTTTGAACGAGGAGCATTATTTGGAGTGGTATATTAATGGTATCTGACATTGGTGAAAAGTATAAATTCGTAATGAGAAAGGTTGGTGAGAATGAGTATGAGGATCAAACATTCATTGGACTAACACCAGAGGCTGGACGATATCAAGGTGTGATATACAACTATGGCCGAGTGAGTGTTGCAGAAGAAGAAAATCCTAATGGCACCTTGAATTTCCAATTTGAATATGATATAGTAGATAGCAATGGTCACAAAAAAGAGTATTTTAGAGATGACTTTAAGAATCTGATTGGTGACATTTTGGTTGATATCATAGACAAAGAGGCACTGAATAATAACGATTGAAAAAACACTTGACAAACCTACTGAATGATGAGATAATGTTTATGGTGAAAAAATAAAGAAGGAATATATTATGAACATTCGTGAATACATCAAGAGTAAGATAAATGATCCTTGGATTGGCACTGATATGGAAGGTTACAAATTTATTGGCAACGTCCAGAAAGGTAAGGTTGGCGAGGTATACGTTTCTAATCATATGGAGAATGAACATGGTTCTGTAGTTCAACCTCCTGATTGTGGTCCTAATGGTCCATATGATCGTATTATTGATGTTATAAACACTGAAATTAAATTCAGTGTTGCTCACAGTGATAATCCTGCCTTTGAAAAAACAGGTATTCCTACGATTAAAAGGGCGAAGCGAAGTGGCTCTGTGGATTGGACAATTAATCATGTCGCAGTAGAAAAATGCTGGGAACGACTTATTTTTTGTGGAATGGATTTAGTGGATGGTGTTGCAGTCCCTAACCTTGTATGGTGTACAAAACAGGACTTCATAAATTGTTTAAATGAAACGACTCTCTTCAAACGTCAACAGGGTGGTGAGGACGGAGATAATGACGATTTCATGTGTGCTGGCGCAAATGTAATAAAATGGATGAAATCTAAGTACACAAGGGATATTGTTGAATGGAACTAAAATTAGGTGACTGTCTAGAGAAACTTACAGAGGTATCCGATAACTCTGTAAATATGGTTATGGCTGATTTACCATACGGTACGACTGCTTGTAAATGGGACAGCATTATACCACTAGAACCTCTTTGGAAAGAATTACAACGTGTAACAATGGATAATTCTGCTATGGTATTTACCGCACAACAACCATTTACAACAACTTTGGCTTCATCTAATCTTAATCATTTTAGATATGAGTGGATATGGGAGAAACCACAAGGAACAAATCCCATGAACGCTAAGGTGATGCCACTCAAATCACATGAGAACATACTTGTGTTCTATAAAAAGAAACCAGTATATAATCCTCAAATGTGGTACTCAACACCATACAGTGGATTTTCATCTGATGAGTCTAAAATTGGTGAAGTGTACGGTAGTGCAAAATCAAAGCACCGTGATAATCCAGATGGGTCACGATATCCAAAGACGGTGCAGAAATTCAAACAGGAAAAAGGATATCACCCAACACAAAAACCTGTGACTCTAATGGAGTATTTAATAAAGACATATACCAATGAGGGAGACACAGTTTTGGACCCAACAATGGGTAGTGGCACCACAGGTGTTGCATGTATAAACACAGACAGGAATTTCATAGGCATCGAACGTGATGAGGAATACTATGAGATAGCAAAAACCCGCATAGATGAAACTATGCGGCTAACGAGGTTTATGAATGACAACAATTGAACAGACAGCACTCGCAAACCTAATACACAATGAACAATATGCACGTAAAGTATTACCTTTCATCAAAGGTGATTATTTCTCTGATAGGACTGAGCG